TAGTAATTTGAAGCATTTAGATATGGATATATTAGCTATTGCTCTTGGAAGTCGTGAAATTGCCGAAGAATTAGCAGCAATAGAAAAGAAAGCTGAAGAAAAAGAAGAAGAAAAAGAAGAAGAAAAAGAAGAAGAAAAAGAAGAAGAAAAAGAAGAAGTTGAAGAAGTTGAAGAAAAAGAAGAAGAAGAAGAAAAAATCTAAATCAAAGAAGAAATAATATCTTTTTGAATTAAATCCTTAATTTGAATACCCCCAAGATCTTTTGGGGGTTTAATATTATAGTATTTTGCCTGACCTATGTAGATATCTTGTGCAAACCGTACAAGGGTTTCTTGAATTCTTTCTTCAGATTGCCAATCTATCTTANCCTTATCTTTTCCAACAATAGACGCCAATAATGCTTTTCTCTCTCTCGATACCTCTACGTTTGTACTGATATTAATTACACAAACATTATATATATTGGACAACATAGTCATGTGTCCTAATTCTTGGCTATATTTATTTAAGCTTTTTCTGAACGATAGGCCATTATCCATTTCAACAGCCATGTCATAAAAAAAAGAACCATCTAATATCCATAATTCTTTTAATTCCGAATCGTTTATTTCTTTCAGTATACTTCCATTATGTAAACTACTGTTTTTCAGTTCTTTAGCACATAAGTTAGCTTGGGTAGTTTTACCTACCCCTCTTCCACCTGTAAAAATTAATATTGTTCCTTTTTTTGTCATGCTATATTATACCCTAAAAATAGCAATCTTTAACAGTAGAGAGGTAACTAATGGTAATTAAAGCAATATTTCTAGATAATGTAAGTGATATTAATAATTTTACAGAAAAAAATCAAATTGAGCTGTTTGAGGGTCAGATAAGCTCTATATATATAATGTTAAAAAACATAAGTGGAATTAGATATATACCTCAAGGTGTTTTTAGCTTATCCGTTAATTTCCCCTCTATTGACGCTGCTCAAAACACAGATGTGGCAGGAACGCAGCCTTTTGCGGATGACAAGAGTATTTTTAAAATCAGTATACCTGCATCTTTACGTCCTAAAACAGGCACAATAGTAGTTACACTAACAGAAGACGGTGTGGATAAAAAATTTCTAGTAGATCAAGGAATTGTTGTTCATTTGTTAAATCCAGGAAGTAATTAGAAATGGTAGATTATACGAACAGTCGAGAAAGAGCAACGGCCTCTTATCCTATAGATGTAAAAGAGACAACACCTCTATTAAAGAGAATTGAGCCTATCATCACCCCTAAACTGCTTAAAAGCCGATATTTAAAAGGAATTGTGGGTATAGATTATAGCGATGGTGAGATTAAAGATCAAATTAATCTTGCTATTAATGAAACTGAAACACTAACCAATATACCTCTTAATAAAATACAAGTAGCAGAACGTATTATGTACGATCAAAATCTATATAGGTCATTTGTTTATGTCACATTAGATAAAAAACCTGTTCTTTCTATAGATAAAATGGCTATTGAGTCTTCTGATGGGGTAAGTGTTTTTAATATACCTCCTGAATGGCTTGAGGTAGGTAATTTAACAAAATTAGGTCAAATTAACATTATGCCTATTTTGAACATATTTGGAGCGAGTGGGTTAACTACAGGTTCTGCAACAAATGCTGGATTGTTGTTTGTACAGGCAATTAGTCGCTTTAGGTGGCTTCCTGCTTTTTGGACAGTTTACTATACAACAGGAGTTTGTCATGAAGAGGGCCAACTACCCGTGGTTATGAATGAAGTTGTAGGAATGACAGCTGCGATTGAAATACTAAGTAATATGCAAAATAGAAATATATTACAATCTCAAGCGATTTCACAAGATGGTGTATCACAATCAAGTTCAAGTGCTGGTCCACAAATATACCAAGCCAGAATAGAACAACTAAAAGAAAAACGAGATAAATTAATGAAAAGACTAAAAACAATGTACAAACAAAACATATTTGTTGGCAGTATATAAGGTATAATATAGTATGTATAGTAAAAAACATATCATAATCAATTCAGAAGACAAACATTCAGGTAAATGTGGAGAATCTTGTAATACTTGTGACGTACTTCATTTTCACATTAAGAAAAACGCAAAAGAAGGCAAAAAAGACGCCTTAATGTTTTTTCCAAAAGACGGTGGGGAAATTAAACAAGTAATGGACTTACATAAGTCTTTTTATCCCAATTCTGAAATAATAGCGTCTAATGGTATAGATAGTTTTCAATTTGTTCCAGAATACGACACAGATGATTACAAATATTACAAAGGACAGGGAATCAATAGTGTTATTAACGATGGTAGAACTCATCATTACCAAACGCTTGATGGAAATCGTTTTATGCACAACATTGATAGAAATACATTATTTGGACCAATTACAGACATTACAACCGAAGCAACTGAAGTTCTTTTTGGAAAAAGTGAAGACAGNTTAACAAAAGCACAAACCACCATATCATTTCCAAACCATCCAGAAATAGAGAGTAATCAGGCTCAAAATGTGTACCCTACTAATCTATCTCAAGGAGTAACTAGAAGAGGCCAAACATATCTTGATAGAAAAATAGGTGCCGCAAAGAAGGATATACAGCAAAATTTTGGTAATGGGAAAAAGCTCAAACAAGCCACTTATAATAAATACGGTAAAGCAGATAGGAAAGATATAGAATCTAATTCCGATACAGGTACTTTTTATCCAGGAAAGGTACACAATTTTGCAATAGCTAATAACACTGGTAACGAAGCAGCTACACATCATGAAGCAAACCATAAATTAACTGATAAATTAGTAGATAAGTTTGGAGAAAAACAAGTACATAGCTTATATGATAAATTAATATCTAATATAGACCCAGAACTAAAACAAAAGATTCTACACAATATGACTAAGAGAGGGTACGTAATTCCAACAGATAAATCTTCTAGTGGTGATCATTTAGATCATAAAGAAGAATTGATAAATGCTGTTCGTGACCTTACACAGAAAGGAAAACCTAGAGACTCTTTAGAATTGCAATATAATAATAAATTTCCTAGTGACAGTCTTTATAATGCATACACTGTTAATTTAGACGGAAACCTAAAAAACACATGGAAAAACATAGTGAATACAGCAAAAGAACATAAATTTAACCCAATTAAAAAATCAGAATCTATATACAAGGGTATAAAGGACGCTATAGTAGCAGGAGCGGCTGGATTAGCACTACTAAACAGAGCTCCTAGTGTACAAAATAAAATGAACCCTAATCCAATAGTTAAACAACAAGACGCAAGCGTATCTCGTAGGCCGTCTTTTGCTATGTCTCAAGATGGACAATTTAAAACAGATCCTCAAGAAAAACACGATAAAGATCAAAAGAAAAAAGATGTTTTTTTACATGCCATTGCAATGAACGAATCAAGCGATGGTAAAAACATGAATTATCCACCAGGGGGTGGAATGCACGGTAATGACAAAGCTTTTAGTAAATATGGCATTATGCCAATATTGGCTAGAGAAGTCATTAACAGACACCCAGACCTAAAATCTAAATACGGTCATTTAACAAATATAAAAGACAATAGCCTATTTAGACAATTATTAGAAAAAAACCATGCAGGACAAGACATAGCAGAACACAGATATAAATATTTAAGTCAAAAGTTTGACAGTAATCCACAAGCTATGGCACATGCATGGAGAAGAGGCGTTAAAGGAACAAATGACGCATTAGCTGCAGGTAAAGATTTATCTTCTACCAATTATGTGAAAAAATTTAACAAAAACTATAATAATACTTTGTAAACTGGATGTGAATGTGAAAATTGATCTATTAGAAGATTGGGATACAGTAGCTAACTTACTGATTGATCTAGAGTTAAAGTTATTTGAAGAAGTTAGAATCAGGCAAAGAGCAACTATTGAAAAACGCATAAATAAATTAGAAATTATTAAACAAGACTTATTAAACAAAAAGCTAGAAGAAATACCCATCAAGGAAAGAACAGTAAATGCACTGTTTGATGACGAAATCCAAGGAGAGGATTATGAATATTAAACCAGAAGACATTGCAGAGATCACAGTAGTCGGTACTTTAAATGACGAAGATGTAAAAATAATAAAAACCACTGGTGGTTTCCATATAGCTGTTGGCAGAAGAAATAAGGGAAATGAACCTACAACTGTTTTAGGTGGTGGTAGTCACAAAGGACTTGTAGTTCATCACGTACAGAAAGATTACCCTGATTTTCAACAAAATATATTTAAATCTGAAAAAAAGACGATCACCAATATTGAAGATAAAACAAAATTCTTATCTGATATAAATAAAAATAAAGGTATTGAATTGTTTTTATGTAAATCAGAAGAAGGAAATAAAGAGCTTGTTTTCTCTAAATACGGTGTTGTTTTGGCTAAGTACGAAATAAAAGGCAATAAGGTAGAAAATACATTTACTAATAAGAATGCAAAAAAATGATTTATGATTTTCAATCCTATAAAAACAAAAAAGAACAGGAGTTATTAGATTTAAGGGCAGGAGTAGCGGTTTTACACAAAACACTACAAGATCTTAATATCAACACATCTCCTGATTTAAAATTAATAAAAACAACAATAAGAGCAACCATTAAACAACTAAGCAAGAAAATAGATGAAAAACGCACTAGACACTAATAGCCTTACATCAATTAAATTCAATCTTGAAGCTCAAGATAAATTTGTAAAATCAAGATCGGTTGTTTTTGAACATTGGGCTGCAATACCTTCTCCTATCGGAATGAAAGATAGTGGGGAATACCGTAGAAGCGATGTTTCAGATACATTAACATCTAATGGTTTTATTTACAAAAAAGTAGGAGAATTTGATGCTACTTTATTGGCTAATGGAAGAAATAATCAAGATGTAGATGGTGGTTTATTCGATAACTCTACTGCTAGAATTACCATGCCAAGATATTATAATGCTAGGCAACCGAGTAATAAAAAAGAAATAGCCCTACTACCGGGTGACAGAATATACGCTAAGGGCATAGCTCTTAAGGTAGACAACTATCAAAGAACGGATTTCAACCACAATACATTGATAGATGTATTGCAATTTCCTATACAATCGGTTAGTATTGCGATAGATTCAACAAATAAAACATAATACTGAAGGTCAAGACTTCACTATAAAAAATGGTAAACTTACATTGGTCAAAAACATACAAATCCCGGTCTTGACAAGGAATTAGGGAAAGGTAAGGTTTATTCAATTAGATATACGTATTTGGCATTTTGGTATGTAGCTAGTTTAATCAATGAAATAAGAATTACCACTGATGCTAAGGGCAACCCTGCCCAGAATGCCATATCAAGCCATGATACAACGAGAGTATGTCTATAATAACCAAAATAAGACATCTCAAACTAACCCTATGTCCCAAAAAGAAANCACAAGAACAAATAAGGGTAAGAAAAACAAGCTAAGTAATGGAAATTATGATGTAAGTGTAGAGGTGTCAAGCTTTAAATAACAATCTAATGTTTAGGAGATAATATGAGTACATATGAAAAAAAGAAACCACATAGAATAACTGGAAAAAATACAGATCCAGCTAGTATTGAGGTTATAGAGTATAATGAAGCCTCTGGAAGTAGAAAAGTAATGATAGTAGAGCCGGTGGTTAAAAAAGCTGTTATTGCTACAGATTCATACTCATTTGGTTCTTTTGTTAAGGTAACAGGGACTGCTTATACTTTAGACTGCTTAGGTAAAGCTTATAATGTAGCCCTAGTGTATAATAGAAATTCACTCGTAACTAACGGTGGTTTTGTTTATTTAGCCCAAGAAGACGGCATAACAGGTGCTTTTGATGCAACTAAATGGATTAAAATAGCTGATAAGGTTGTTGGACCTGTAACTGTCACAGCAGGATCGGTTGTTAGTTGTGGAAAATATCATAATTCAGTTTCCGCTATTGGATTTTTAATTGATGAGGACAGTTTAGTACTATAATGAAAAAATCAGAAAAGGCATTAATTAAAAACCTTCTAGGTGATGATATATTTGAAGTATTGAAAAAATCTCAAATATACAAGCCCACAACAGATAGTGTTGTAGATATAGAAGATACTAAAATTGGACTACAAATAGTACCAAGAGCTATTTTGTCTTTTCTATTTAATAGATTAAAAAACATGCCAGGAACAGGAAATGCTAAAATAGACTTTCCTTTTGTTGAAAATGCATATATGGAAATTAACAAACATGGCCCAGATAATTACTCTGGTGAAATAATACAACATGGTAAGGTATTGACTAATTTTAAATATAGAACAATACCCGGAATAGGACTTGTTGTTCTTAGCTCTTTTGAGCTGTATGATATTGATATTCTTAAAGAACAAGAAGAACAAGAAGAAAAAGAAGACCATTCTAAATTACAAGAGATTATAGATGAAAGAATAAGATTAAGAGAGTTAATTGAATTAGTGGTTGATAAAAAACTATCTCAAGCTGAAGCTATGAGAAACATTATTAGAGAAAAAATTCATTCATTTCTAACCGAAAAGAGATATGCTCAAGAATCGGAAGAAAATAATCAACATTCTTTTGAGGATATTTCAGAACAAGAAAAAGAAAACGAAGCTGAACAATATAAGCAAGAACAGAGGGCAGAATTAGGGGGAATGAAAAAAAGCTCCAATATAAGCTGTCCTGACTGTGAAAGCGTAATTTATAAAGCTAATGACAATAAAATCACATGTTGCATTTGTTGTGGTGAACACATGAGTAAAAGCATTAAAATTAAAAAAAATAAAGAAGGATATAGCTTAAAGTTTCCAAAAAACTTTGATGCATACAATATAAAAAACTTATTAAAAATAATAAAAAATAACTAATTGGAGATAAAATGGAACAAGATATGATTTACGTTGTAATGAATGGGGATGGAACAGGGGCTACTCTGGGTTCTGCTATATCAAACAATGACATTGAGTCTCTACAATCTGCCCAAGGTGGAATAAACAATGCACATTCGCAAATAGAACAGTGGGTTCAAGAAAACGGTGGGCAAGTTATTTCTTCAGTCGGGAGATAGAAAGTATATTTACTTATTTCAAGAGATAATGCTGTCCATTTGGATAAGTTATTATCTTTTTACCAAAATGAATCTCAGCATAGTGCTACAATAGGCGTTGGGAACACCATTAGCGAAGCAGTAAAAGCTCTAGTGTATGGAAAAAACAATGGCCGTGGTGCTATTAATGAGTATTCACCTGAAATGGAATCTAGCTCTGAAGAGCAGGAACTGCCAGAACAAGGTGTAGAAGGTGAACAAGGGGGAGAAGAACAACCCTCTGAAATGGGACAAGAAGAAGATAATCAAGAAATTCCTGAACATGAACAGAACATGTCACCAGAAGAAAAAGATGTACATGATTCTACAGAAGATATGAGTGATGCAGAAGAGGTACAGCAAGATAAGCAAGCTAATAAAATGGATGCCATAGAAGACAATCAAGACGATAGTATGTCAGATGACGATGATATGCAAGACGATGATGATAATATATCAGATGATAGTCAAGATAGTATGCCAGATGATAGTCAAGATAGTATGCCAGGTGATAGTCAAGATAGTATGCCAGGTGATGATATGCAAGACGATAATCAAGAAGATGATGATAGTATGTCAGATGATGATTCAGAAGACACTCCTAATTTAAAAAATGTACTACAGTCACATCTTGCAGAAGATAATGATATGGATACAGAAGACAATCAAGAAGCTCCTATGGAAAGTGCGGAAGATGACGCAATGGTTGAAGATAATCCAGAAGAAAATTCAGAAAATCCAATGGAAGAGGATACAGAACAACAAAATCAGATGAATCAAGAAGAAGATAATTCACAAGATCAAGCACAGATGTCTGAGCTTAAAAATGAAATTGGAAACGCTTTAGAACAGTTTCAAGCTAATAAAGATATGTTAGAAAGCTATCAAAGTAGTAATCCAGATTTTTACAGTGCAATGCTAACTATGGTTGGTGCGATGATACATATGAGTCAAATGCTTGGCTTAGATGAGCCATCAGACATGTCTGATGATAATAACATAGTGGAATCTAGCCCAATATTAAAAGAAGATGATCAGGATTTTCCGCAGGGAAAGTAATTAAGGGTAGTGACATACCAATGCCCGCTAATCCTACTAAACATATTCCAAAAACAAACGAACCTATTGGTTGGGTCAAGGGTGATCGTAAAAAAATCAAAGACCCTGTAACAGGTAACCCAGGTTGGACCAGAGCTTCTGGTGGATTACTGCAAGACTATAATGGTAAGCCTACTCAGAAAAACTACACCAAACAAAATGCCAAAAAAGGTAGATCTCATCACGTTAGGATGGGTAATGCTGTAAAAACACACCCAAAAGCCCCAAAACAACCAACACAAGAAGAGTAAAATGAGAGTTAATCTTACGGTTAAGGAAAGTGACCTAAGCGCAGTAGTTGACGAACAAATGCAAAGTCTTCGTGCTGATTTGGAACAAGGTGTTGCGAGTTTGGCCAATATAGCATTTGAAACTATCAAACAAACTGCTAAAGACAAATTAGGAAATAAATACGATAAATATGAAGAAAATCTCAGTATTGAAAAAAATGGAGATATTTGGACAATTACATTACAAGAAGAGGCTCTTTATTTAGAAGAAGGAGCACAAGCAAAGTTCATGGATTGGTTATTGAAAAATGCCAAACAGGGCAAAAACGGTAGATATCAAGTAATTCCATTTAAACACAGTACAGACCCTAACACAGCTCGTCCTGGAGTAAATAGGGAATACTCTCAACAAATAAAGCAACATATAGCTGATTTAGTTTCGGATATGAAAAACACACATCGGAACGGACAACCAATTATAGGTAAAATTAGCTCAAAAAGCATTAAAAGTAGACGACCTACTGATATGGCTAGGAATCCCGGACTACAAAACCTAAACATATATCAACATAAAAAAAGATGGAAGTTTAGGGTATAAGGCAGTAACTTTTCGTGTAATATCAGACAAACATAGAAACGAAGGAAGATGGTTCGCCCCTGCAATTAAAGGAGCTAAAGCTTTTGAAGAAGCTATTGACAAATCTAAGAAAGTATGGGAAGATGAGATATTACCAGCCATACTGAGGAATTATGAGTGATGTTAATGTTTTATTATTTTTGCAAGTTATAGGTTTTGCCTTTCTTTTTGATAATCAATTAAGATTAAATAGACTATTCCAAGAAAAGAACTATGTATCTGTTTTTTCAGTGTTTTTGTTTAGTTTTTTGCCTACTATAACAATCTTATCTTTATAGACACTTAAGTCTAGAATATAAGGAGTTTACAATGTCTATTTTTTCAAGGTGATCTAATTGTCAAATTAGCCATTGAACAGGGTTTAGATGATATAAGGAAGAATCCGTGGCTAATAGAGGATATTTTTTCTGATTTATTAGATAATCCTACCTTAAAACAACGATATGGCCTAAAAGAAATTCAAAGAGCTAAGGATTTTATCTTAAATAACGATATTCCTATATTAATGAAGCTCAGGCTAGACAAAGAAGCTATCCCATCTATTTCTATTGCATTGGGTAATTCTAATGAAAGTAATGTGTTAGGTACTCTAGCAGACACTACACCTTTTGTTAATGAGTATTCACCAGAGCAAATAAACCAACCAATAAATTACATTGTACCACCTATCGTTCCAAAATCATACGATCAAGCATTAGGTGAAATTACTTTTAACAATGCTAGTGAAATAGCAGATGTAGCTGTTGGTATGGTCATTATAGACCCTGCCACAGGTAATGGCTTTATAGTAAATGATAAGCCGTCTGATACAGTTCTAGCTATTAATCCTAATTCTGTATTACCTAAATCACAAATAGCAATTATACCTCAATATCCTATTTATAGGGCCAGGGTAGAACGAAACTTCATAAATGAAACCTATAGCATTGGTTGTCACACATCTGACCCAAGTACACTGATATTTCTATTTTCAGTAGTTAAATATACTTTATTGAGATATAAAGAATCGTTACTTGAAGCCAATAACTTTCAACTATCTTCAATGACTTGTTCTGATATGAACCATAATCAGTCATTTTCAGCAGAAAACGTGTATTCTCGCTTTATTTCATTAAGTGGCCAAATAGAAGAATCATGGATAAAGGCCCCATATCGTGTGGTTGAAAACGTGTCAATAGCTAGTGGCAACAGTGGCAATGTTACAGCTTTTGTTGGGGGCATTAAGATATTGTCACAAGATCCACCATCAAGTATTCAATCTGACAATACAGAGTCTTGGAAAACCATAAAATAGCAATCTAACTACTATGAAACACTCAACAAAAGAAATCGGTGAAAAACTCGCTAAATGCTTACTAGATAAGCTACATGCAATGGCTAAAAACAAATTATCAGCAAATAAAGATCGTGCTAATGACATTACGAATCAAGTGTTAAATAGTGATGGTAATAATAGAAAAGATGATGGTAATGTTGAATCGACAACTGCTATTATCAGCAAACCAGTGTAAGTAATTGAAATTAAATTAAAAATACAAGACAAAACAATCTAATTATTAGAGACACAAAACGGAGTTACAATGTCAAAAAAAGAATACACATCAGTAGAGGTTGCAAATGAGGTTCTAAAGAAAGCTTTGGAAGTTTATAAGAACCACATTAAAAAAAATGAAACTACAGAAAAAGAAACACAAGAAGAAAAACAGGAGTTAATAGACACTTCTAAATTAGAAGATTTTATTAAAAATAAATAATATGGCAAAAAAAGATAAATCAGAAGCATTAAAAAAAGCTAGAGAATTAAGGCTTAAAAACTTTAAGAAACAAAATAAGACTATCAGCTCTTCAGATAGGGAAGACTTTAGGGTGTTTTTCATTCAAAGTAAGGCNAAGTTCAACTTAGACCCTAGTTTAGAAGAGATTATCTGGTTGCACTTTAAGGCAGCTGGATTCGATAAAAAAGATAAATTTGAAGAAGGGCTTAGCCACTTCGGTATAAAAAAATAATAAGGAGAAATAGACATGCCACAGAAGTTAACGACATCATTCATTAACACTTCTATTCCAGGTGCTTATGTAGACCCTCAAGTAAAATCTATTCCAGTTGGCGTTAGTGTTTCTGGGAATATAGTAATTGTTGGAGAAGCTGAGGAAGGAAGATCAATTAAACAATTAGACTCAACTAATGGTCTAGATATTAAATTAAACAACTTTGCACCTAGCCAATCTAGTCAAGTATTAGCAGAATACGGTAGAGGTAATATCGTAGATGCTTTTAATGCAGTTGTCAATGCTAGTGGAGATGCCAATATCGTTGGTTCTGCTAATTCCATAACAATTGTAAAAACAAATGTTGGNNCTAAATCAAGTTTAGACCTNTCTGGNTANGGAANATTAAATAGTAAAAATGTAGGTGTAAAACAAAATCTAATAAATGCTTTAGGAACTCAATCTGTTGCTGAAGTAAAACCATCTCTTAGTAGTAGTGTTATCGGTGCTTTTGGAGCCGCATTAGACGGAGCATCATTTTCTATTCGGTTGAGTGGAGGTGCTGCTGCAGTTGTAACATTAGGAACTGGTGGTCATGCAGATGAAACAGCTCTAGCTACAGAAATCAATGGTTTATTACCTGCTGGTTTGGAATGCGTTGCAGGAGCAACTGGCGTTATAATAATAAGAAGCAATGACGCATTGGATGCGAATTCTAGGCAAGGAGGCCTTTCATTTGAATTAATAGATTCAACTCTTGGTGACTTAGCTGCTCTTGGATTATCTGCAAGTCTTACCGTTTCTTCTCAAGAACCTCAAATACAAATAGACATAAAAAGAAGTGATATAGGAATTAACGAGTCTTTTAACTTTAAATCAGATGTAGCTTTTGAGATTGGATATGCTGGAACAACAGCGGCTTTATCAATTGCTTCAGGGGTTTTAGCAGTAACCGCAGTTGGTGGTGCAGGTGCAAGTTTAAGCGTTAATCTAAAAGATTATTCAACAATAAATGATCTAGCTTCTTTTATTAATTCACAAACAGGTTATTCTTGTTCGGCTAACCCCCAAAAAGCTCAAATGAGTCCTTTAAACTTAGACGAATGTTCTATTAGTTGTGGGGCTACAGGTGCTTTTAAATCTGGTAGAGTTAAATCAGCTTCTTTTGATTTTAAAACAGCAATGGATCAAAGTCAAGCAGTTTCTTTTACTAAAACATTAAAATATGGACTACCTAGTCCTTTCACAATGTCTTTCTTATCTGGTGGGTCTAAAGGGGCCACTACATCAGCTAGTCTTGTAACAGCTATGAATGCTTTAAAAACAATTGATGTAAATTTTATCGTTCCATTGTTTTCTAGAGATGCAAGTTTAGATATAGTAGATGGCTTAACAGACTCTGCTTCAACATATACAATTGATGCTATTCATGCATTGACAAAATCACATGCATTAGCAATGTCAACCGCTAAAATACAAAAAAATAGACAATTTTTCTTGAGTTTTGACGGAACTTATACAGACGCTAAAATTAAAGCAGGAAATATTGGACACTATAGAGGGTCAATGTGTTTTCAAAAACCAACACAATCCAACTCAGAAGGTGTTCTTACTAATTTCCAACCTTGGTTTACTGCTTGTATAGCTGCAGGAATGCAAGCCGCAGGATTCTATAAAGCAATCGTAAATAAACTTGCCAATGTAGTTAGCTTTACAGACCCTTCAGGTTTTGATGCTGGAGATCCTGGAATGCTAGAAGACGCTTTAAATGCTGGTCTTTTAATATTAGAAAAAACTACTGGTGGAAACTCTTGGGTAAGTGACCAAACAACTTATTTGATTGATGAGAATTTTCTATACAATAGTATACAAGGAATTTACAATGCTGACTTACTCACTTTGGACTTAGCTAAATCATTTAAAACTGAGTTTATTGGTAAATCACTTGCAGATGTAGATGCTGGCGTAGGATACGCTTTTCTATCCGCAAAAGCAGAAACTTATAGGCAACAAAAACTAATTGCTTCTTCAACAGATGCCCCATTAGGATATAGGAACGAAAATATACAAATAGTAGCACCAAATATGAACGTAAGTGTGGAATTTAAACTAGCTACAGCGTTATACTTCATACCTATTAACTTATTCTTTTCACAAATATCTAACGGTTAATCATAATTTAAGGTGTAATATAAAAAAAGAGGCGTTTTGCCTCTTTTTTTGTTTTAATAATGTTTATTTATAAAATTACAAATGTAAAAAATGGAATAGCCAAGCACAATGTTCGATAGATCTAAACATTGGAAGGGGAATAGGTGATGTACTTCGTGACAATTCAAAGACCTATAATGGCTATCTATTTGAATATATTGAAAAAACTAATAAAAAACATAAATAATAACAATCTTTTAGGTATTAAGGAAGATAAATCAATTAAGGAGAAATAAAATGGCAGGAGCTAAGCAATTAACAGGTAATAGAGCGAAAGTCTATGTAGATGGTGTTTTGGTGGGGGTTTTCGACTCCTGCAGCTATCATGTTAGCGTCGGCGTTGAGCCATCTTTCGTGCTTGGGCGTACATCAGCCGCAGAAATTCCTATTACATCATACGAGCCAGTTAGAGTTGACTGCTCAGGATTAAGAGTAGTTGGACAGGGAGTTCATACGTTACCTAAATTCCCAAAACTTCAAGATTTACTAAATATTACAGGAGTTACGATTTCAGTAGTGGACAGAAGAGCAAAACCAGGTGAAAAACCAGTTGCAGTCATTAAAGACTGTGTTCCAACAACAAACGGAATTGGATTTCAAGCTAAAACAAGTACAAAATTCCAAATCAGTTACATTGGTTTAATTGCTGAAGATGAAGATGGACCTCAAGCAGAACCATCAGACGCAGCTAGTTTCTAATTATATTTATCAGGTTTTAAATGTCTAAAGAAGTAGAAAGTATAATAATCAATAGCATCGACAAGCTCGATGCTAAGATTGACAAAATAGAAGACTCCATAGGTGAAGTTAAGGGTAAAGTCATGCTTATGGAAGAAAGGCAAGTTGTTGATCGAGAGGACCATAAAGTCCATGAACAAGTATCTGTTTCATTTAAAAAACAATTAGACAGTCACATTACCTCAGATAATCAAGTACAGACAAAGATAGCTTCTGAACTTAACAACTACAATACACTATTAGAAGTCCACATTGAAGGGGTTAATACACTTAAACAACTTCATACTCAAAATGCTGAAAAAATAGACTTATATAAACAAGAAATGGACAATAGAATCGGTAAACTAGAAGAGCCAGTTCATTTCAAAAAACAATTAAAAACAAAAACATTCAAAATCATTACAGGAATTACGGTTGTCTCTGGTGCTATTCTAGCGGTCGCCAAAGTACTTAATATCCTGTAAAAAATATCTAAAAATAACAATCTATATATTGAGTCAACGGAGACTCTGGCCAACGGTGGCTAAGGTATAGGGATTTATGTCAACAGAACGAAAATGGGTCGCTTCAGGTCCAATTGCATTTATATTAGACGGATTGTTACAAGGGCTAGTTACTGTTGAGTCCACACACCTATTTAGAGTTGGTCAAATTGTCAACATCACCGCAAATGGTGAACCTGCCTTAAAATTAAAAGTCAAAAGAGTTTACACTACACAAAGATTAGCTGTTGGTGAGATTGCAAGCAATATCGTATCTAGAACAGATTTATCCTTATACACAGTAGCAAAAAACGCCAGAATAGAAATTCCAGAACAACCTAGAACAGTAGTACCTAAAGATGATAGGGAAAGGGCCATCTATGAAGAAGAGCCTATTATGGCTAATAGAGTTGTGGAAGTTGACCAATATGGTAATATTCATAACGAAACCAACCCTAAACACACACATTCAAGAGAAGGAGCTGTTTTAGCGAATTTAAAAACAATTGAACTATTTGGTCTTCCAACAGATGATTATTTATTGGCAGATGATGAAATAGTTACATTAGACGATGGTACATTAGTTAAATCAATATAGGAGAAATATATGAGTAAACAACATAAGGATATCCAAGATCCGCAAATACATAATCCAAAGGATTTTGATGCCGCACCAAATGATACTGTCTTAAGTAAANACTCTCTAGGTCAGTTAGCTTATGTTTCTAAAGATGACATTGGTGGTTCACAAGGTATTCAAGGCCCAGTGGGTCCAATATCAACTATACAAAATATAGTTACAGTACAGAAGACACCTCAATCAGGGCAATTTTTAACTATTGAAGCTGCATTAAATAGCATTACAGATGCCAGTGCAACTAATAGATATAGTTT